ATTTTTTAATGTTTTTTTGGAAAAAAAATTTAGTGGATTTTATGTACTTAAAATTCAGTAAATTTTAGTGGATTTTTAGATACATAAAAATCACCATAAATAATTGTAACTATAATAGTTAGGACTAGTTTTATCTAAATACGTTAATTCTCCATATTTATTAGTTATTTTTGATGCTCGTAATTTATATAATCTTCTTCTTTCTATATCATGATGTTCTGGATATATATGAAGTTCTTTTGGTATTAGTGTTGATGTATTATAATGATCATATCCAATCTGACCAAACGGTATCCATTTACCATTAAAAAATACATCATATTTCTTACCCTTATGAGTTGATATTCTAAATTGCATATATATATATATAAACTAACATTTAAACTTTGAAAATTTTTGCGTATTTTTATATACAAAAAATTCACTAAAAAAATAACTTAAGAAATTTTAGAAAAAAAAAATATTAAGAAAAATAATTAATTAATTAATAATTTTTTTAAAAATTATTTAAAAAAAATTTCTCTAACTAATATATAGAACCGGAAAAAATGGACGCTCACAAATTTTTACCTGCTCTTCAAATAAAATTAGTTAAGAAATTTAAAAAAGTACCCGTAAATATTAACGGTAACATTACATACATATACATTAGAACAGATCAATATGAACAATCACATGATCTTTCATTAAAAGATCTTCCGGTATCATATTATAAATATGCTGGATTTAAAGGTAAAAGAGACGCATATCAATTCATTGCCGATTTTAATTTATCTTTAGACAACTCAATTAGAAATAGACAACAAAGAGCATATCAATTTATCGATATGTTAAAAGCAGAAAAAAAGGAACAAGAAAAAGGATTAATATTAAAATCAGATAATATTAATGCACCAACATTAAAAGTATCAATTGGTCAAAAACCATTGATCTATCAAAATTTTGGAACAATTAATAACAAAATTGTTATTAACAATAATAATTATTTATTTACAACAGTTCTTAATGAAACAGATGTTTTTAATGGAATAATCAAAGTAAAAGAAACTCTTAAATTCTCTGCTGATGATAGTGAAACTATTAGATATAAAATATATGATTTTAGTGGATATGTTTCAGATATTAATATATTTGTAACAGATCAACTTATAAATTATTGGAATGGAATTTTACATATTAGTAATAATCTTTTATTTGAAGAATATTCAAGTCCTCCAACAATTGAAATTTTTACTAAAGAAAATATATCATTAAATATTAGTAGTAAACAATTAAATTATAATAATTATACATTAAGAAGAGATAATCCATTAATTCTTGATCCAAGATTTAAATTTGTTGATTATCCAATAAACAAAAAAGATAATTGTTTTTATGATTATTGCGAATATATGTATGGAAAATCATTCTTAAAAAAACCATGGCTTAAATTAAAAAATATATATGAATCATTTAAAGAATTAACAAAAATTATTAAAGTTGGATTAAAGTCATTTGATATTAACTGCAATGTTATTGATGATATTCCATGTACATCAGGTAATAAAATTTTAAATAAAAATAATAAAGTAATGTTAATGTTAATTCATTCTAATCATGTTTATTGTTTATCTCAAGAACCAATATTAAATAAAAATTCAAATTTAGAAATTGAAATAACTGATAATATTGATAATAAATTAATTGAATATTTAGATAATGGTGTTGAACCATTTAATATTAAATTAGAACAAGGTTCATCAATACATCCTTCTATTTTATCATTTGAAATAGAAAATAAAATTATAACAAGTAATGTAGATTATTATATATGTTTAGATATATTAAAAAAATTCGATTTAGAAGATAGAATGAATATAAATATTAATAAAGATAATATAATTAATATAATCGCATCTAAATATGAAAAGAAATTTAATGTGTCAACAAAATCATGTTTTCCAAGATCATCTAGATTTAATAAAGGTGGATATACTTATTTAAATAATGATCTTCTTGATATTAAAGATAAATATACTGTTGATAAAAATAAAGCATATTGTTGTATAATGTCTCAATTACCATTTTTAATTATTACAGATTATAAAGTTGATAAAATTCATGAAGTTAATTCAGATATAGATATTATTGATCATTATTTATATTTAATTGTACCAGAATATTCCACATTATTATTACCAGAAGAAAATTTATACTCTGGAATATTTCTTAAATATTGCAAAGAACAAGGATTAAATTTTAAAATCAAAGAATATATCGAAACAACATATGTTAAAAATATTTATAAAGAATTATTTGATGATGTATTAAGATTATTTGATGCAAATGACGATAAGTTTAAAGTTATAACAAATGCAATGAGATTTTATATTGGTAAAATGGCTTCTGATAATACATTTAATTCATCTGAAAATTGTGAATATATTTATAATAGAATATCTAATAAGGAAGAATTAGAATGTAATGGTAAAGATTTATATATCAAAGAAATAAAAGATAATTGTTATATTTCATATGAAAGAAAAAATTATAATTCAAATATTATGAATAGAAAGCCAATATCTATTCAGATTATTGATGATTGTAGAAAAAATATGTATGATTATTTACATAAGAATAATATTAATGATAAAGATATTGTTCAAATTAAAACTGATTCTATTACAGTAATAAACAAAAAATTACCATTTACAAGTAGAACTGATTTTTATGGTTATAAAGAAGAAAAGTTTACTCCATTAAAATCAAATAGAATTCATTACAACAAAAATTTAACTCTTAAATTAAATGATAAATTTAATAATAATAATAAATTAACATTAGCATTTGCCGGAGCAGGAAAAACACGTGATATTGTATTAAATATTATACCTGAAATAGAAAAAAGAAACGAATCATATTGTATATTAGCTCCAACTCATAAAGCATTATGCGAATTTAGAAAAATTGGAAAAAATTGTGATATTATATGTGGATGGAGTGACTCTGATAAATTGAATAATTATAAAAATTTAATTATTGATGAAGTAGGTATGATTACATTTGATTCATGGAATAAAATAATTAATTTATCATTACAAGGAACTAATATTTATGCATATGGGGATTTCTCGCAGTTACCGCCAGTTGGACGTGAAACAATTAATAATAATGAATTATTTGGAATATTTAGTCCAACATTTATGGAATGGTTTTTTAGTGAAGTAACAAATCCATATGAAAGAGATAATTTAAGAAATGATTTTACATGGGAATATTATGATGATTTAAAAAATTGTAAACTTAATTTAATTAATGAAGTTAAAAAATATAATACTATTGAAGATCCAGAATATTATGTCTCTTGGAGAAAAAGTACAAGAGATTTATATAATAATAAAATATTAAAATCAATGGGATTTGATCATCATTTAAATATTGGTGTACGTATAATAGCTGATTTAGTTGATCATCGCGATCAACGTAAAGAAGAAAATAATTTAAGATCTCAAGGAATTTATAATTCATGTATATATGTTATTAAAGAAATTGGATTAGAATATACTACAATTCAAACATACGACGAATATGAAATTAATATTAGAATTAAGAATAAAGATATTCTAAAATATTTTATTCCAGCATATGCAATTAATATATATAAATTACAAGGACAAAGTATTAAATCATATTATTGGTGTGATGAAGATGATATTTTCTTAACCAAAGAAAATTCTGGAACAATAAGTTATGTTATTATTAGTAGATTAAAAACTAAATAGTGCATTTCTCTTAACTCTAGGAGTTTTAGAAGATCGTAATTTTAATCTCCATTTTCTTTCAATAGAGTTCATTATATATATATATATAAAATATTTTAATTTCTTAATATAAAAAAAATTGATAAAGGAATTGAAATTGTTTTAGAAATTTAATTAAGAAAATAAAAATAATTAATTTAAAAAAAATTTAATTTAAAAATTATTTTCTTATATTAAAATATAAATATAGAAATGTCAGAAATTATGTCTAATGGAAAAGTTGATTTAAGAAAGTTTAATAAAAAACAATCTAATAAAGAAGAACCAAAAATAATAGAAATTAAGCCTTTCTATATATGTGAGAATTCAGATGGTTCAATATATAATTTTCAATGTTTAGCAGATATTGCAATGGCTTACGGGGCTGCAATGAGTAATATTTATCATTTAACACAAGGTAAAAAAGTCAAAGGTTTAGATTTTAAAGTAACTAAAACATTATATCCATATATATTTAATCATAGATCAATAGTTCATGAAGTATCTAATATTCAATCAATTGCAAATATTAGTTGCTTTTCTGTAAGTAAAGTTCATTCTATAATTAAAAAATATTTAGAAGATAAAAAATAAATATACATATATATATATATATAATGGCATTTTTATCTAATCTAAATATAGATCAAATCGTTGAATCAAGAAAACCATTTCAGTATCCTGAGCTTGCTCATAAATATGTTGACATGCTTTTAATTAAATCAGTTCATTGCAAAAACGACCCGCGTATATATGGATCTGTATCTCAAAGAATTCAACCACGTTATGGAGATATTGATACATATAATAAATTAACATTTGATGTTCATAGTGATGAAGCAAAAATGATATTTATTAATCAAATTCAAAAAATTTTAACAAGAATAATTAAGAGTGGTAAAATTTTTTTTACAGATGCTAAATTTGGTTTATATGAAGATGGAGAAGCAATTCATTGGACATATGATGAAATAATGAAAGGACGTAGAAATGGAAAAATCCCAGATTTTAATGGTCATATCGGTGAAAAAAAATTATTTGATGCTTTAGATGATAAAAGCATAATTAAAATTGATATTGTTGCACCATATTTAACTGGTAAATATATCGAAATAACCATGGTATATAATATTAAATGCCTTGATGGATTTATTGGATTAGGAGATTTATCAACAGATGATTTAATAAAAGGATTAAAAGAAAATGCTTCTGTTCAATATAAAAAAGGTAAATTATATAAAGTTGTTAAGCGCATATTTGCTATTTCTCGTTTAGAAAGAAATTATGATGTATTAAAAAAATTAGCACCTATTTTAGAAAGTAATATTTCTAAAATTTCATTAATAAACAATGATTTAAATACTATACAATTATTAGTTGAATTAAATAAAAAATTAAATATTAAATTAGTCATTAACGAAATCGAAATGCAAATTGATCAATTAGCATCTGTTGTTGATATTCCAGTTAATCAAGAATTTATAGATTATATGTTAAGATATTTAGAAATTGCATTTAAAACTAATGATAGAAAATTAGTTTTAGAATTACTTAATTTAATTACAGGAAAATTAAGCGAATATATTAACACAGCAACAGCATCATATTTAAAAAAAATAGGATGGAATTCAATTCCAGTGCAATATTTAAAATAAATATATTTATTTTAATTTATTTATTTATTTTATATATATATATATATTAAATGTCATACACTTCTTATGGAACTGAATTATTCGGAGGTAAAACAGGTCAAGATACTTATAGAGAATCTTTTAAAGAAGCTCAAGCATATAGAGCTATGTTAAAAAAAGCTGGGAAAGATGTTGTAAGTCTTAAAGAAGCATTAGATCATGTAGGTTATGTAAAGATCGATAAAAAACTTTCTAAAAGACGTCTTGCAGAAATTGAAAGATCTAAAAAAACTAAGATTACATTAAAAGAACCTTTTGAATTTACAATGGCACAAAGAAAGAGACAGCGTGAAAATGAGGAACATTATAAACTTCCTCTTGAAAGTAGGGAAAAATTATTTGAAGAACATGCTAAATTGAACAAAGTTGGACATCATATTAGAAGATATCAAGATGTTTTAAAACGTGTTAATTATAGCGATGCACATATAAAAAAATTTAAGAGAATAGCTTCTAAATTAGCAAGAGATGAAAAAATATCTAAAAAATCAAGAGAATTTTATGATACAGTTAAAGAACATTTTCATTTTCTTGGTGGAGAAGAAACTGAAGATATGCCCCTTATTGGACTTTCATATATGCCCGATCATGCTATGCTTGGTAGTGCAGAAATTTATGGTGCTGCATATATGCCTCGTCGTGCTACTCGTCGTGTTCATCATCGTAAACCACGTAGACATCATATGGGAGCTGCAGAAATTTACGGTGCAGAAATTTATGGTGCTGAACATATGCCTCGTCGTGCTACTCGTCGTGTTCATCATCGTAAACCACGTAAACATCTTATGGGAGCTGCAGAACTTTTTGGTGCTGCAGAAATTTACGGATAATGTATGTTAATGTATGATATCTAATTTACTTTACTTTGTAAATAATTAAAAATTGAAAATAAAGAATTTCTAAATATAAAATATTATATATATATATAGAAATATGTTTAGTTTTACTGAAAAAAATTCAATAAAACCAATTGCAGAAATTAAATCAAAAGATGAATTAAATGGAAAAATTTTATATTTACATAGAAAAGATCCAAGAATTTCAATTAGTAAACCATATTTTGATGAAATTACATTACCAAATGGTGGAAAATTTGAATGGATTCCAGATATAAGAGAAGATTTTACAGATGTAGTTACGATTAGTGCCCCACGTGGAGCAGGTAAGTCAACAAAGGCAGCAGAATTAGCGACTAAAATTAAAAAAGTATTTAAATTAAATGATGATGATATTATTGTAGTTAAAAAATCAAAAATAGATGATCCTGCTTTTGATAAATTGAACGCAACGTATTTATATGTAAATGAAGAATTTTTAGAAAATCCTCCAAGTATAGAAGAAGTATCTAATCAAAATAGACTACCAAAAGTAATAATTTTAGATGATCTTGATACAATAGCTTCAAATAAATTAAAACAAGCATATGTTAAATTTCAAGATCAATTACTTGAAGAAGGAAGAAAATTAGGATTATATATTATATTGTGTATTCATAAAATGGCTGATCATAAAAATACCAAAGCAGTGCTTTCTGAATCAACATATTTTTTATTTTTTCCAGAAAATTTAACTTCAGATTATAGATATGTATTAAATAGATATGCAGATATGAGTTTAGATTTAATCAGAGATTTAAAAAATACTAATAGTCCTTGGATATTATTCCACCAACACAGTCCTAGATTTATTTTAACTGAAAATAAAGCATTTATATATGATATAGATAGAGAAAAAGAACGTATAGATGAAGAAAAACAAAATAAAAAAGAAAAAAGATTACTAAAAAGAATTCCTTATTAATATATATATGGAAGTTAGTTTAAGTGATGAAGATATGAGAAAATTAATTCCATATGCTAATTTTGTTCCTTATAATCAAGTAAAATATATGACATTAGATGAAATTTTAGGAAAACATAGATGTGCATACATATTATATTTAATAAGTGCTACTTATGGACATTGGGTTTGTTTAATTGAAACAAATGGGAAATTATCTTATTTTAATTCTTATGGTGAAGAACCTGATGACGATTTTAGATTCATAACTAAAGAATATAGAATTAAATTAAATGAAATTGAACCTCATTTATTTGAATTAATGGCTAAATCTGGAATGCCATGTGAATATAATAATATTCAATTACAAAAAAGAGAAAAAGGCATTAATACATGTGGACGTCATGTATGCCTCAGAATATGGAATTCTTATTTAGATATTGATGATTATAATAAATATTTATTAAATGTATGTAAATTAAACAATATGACTCCAGATGAAGTCGTTATTTATGCTACAAAAAAATATTTAGGAAAATAATTTAAATAAATATATATATATATATATTAAATGTCTGATAATGATGAAGTGATATATGCTAATTTGACTTTAACTTCTGCAAATCCTAATGCAGACATATATAGCCCAGCTACAGGCGAAATAGCTTATACAAGCCCAATATTAAATAAATGTAATGATTTTATTTGTATCTTATCAAGATTTACAATCGATACATTCTCAGTTCCATTACTTGTCCCAAGTTTATTAAAAGGACAAACAGATCCAAATAAAACATCATATTGTTTTGCTCTAGGATATAATGGAACATATTCAGATCCTATATATGTTGAATATATTACATCTGATTTTAGTGCACCAGTTCCATCATATAATGGACAATCTCAGAACTTAAGTTCTAATTATTATTATATATATGATTATGCAACATTTTTAGCTATGTGGAATAATGCTATGATTACTGCTTTAGCAAATTTAAATGCCAAAGTAGTTACAGGAGCAACACAAGCTCCTGTATTTTATTTTGATCCTTCTGTTGGTGTTACATTAAAAGCTCCTACAGCAAATTATCAAAAAACATTTAATAATACACCAGATGCTGATAAAATTCAAATTTATTTTAATGGTATGTTAGCTCCATTAGTTCAATCATTAAGATCTATATTTTTACCTAATGTTACTAATTGTAATTATTGTTTTATACTTCAAGATAGTGGTAATAACATAGTTGATAATAATTATATAAATGCAATGGAAAATATTCAACAATTATGTTATTGGCAGTCTTTAACTAGTGTCCAAATACAAACAAATATGCCTGTAGTCCCCGAATTTACTCAAGGTGTTCTTAATAGTAATCAAAATCAATCACAGTTTAATAGTATTTTGACTGATTTTCAACCTGATTTAAGTAATCCTTTTGGATATAATACAAGTTTGAACTTCAATCAAGTAAGTTCATTAAGAATTATTAATTTAATAGGAGAACAACCAATGTATAATTTATCATGTAGTGTATTCTGGACAGATACAAATAATAATCGTTATCCAATATACTTAAGCTACGGTCAAACTGTTTCAATAAAATTTGAATTTATGAAAAAATCATTATATAGAGGAATTATAGAACATGTTAAAAAATGAATTAATTAATTAATTTATTTTAATTTAATAAAATAAAATCTTTGTATTAATATATATATATTCATGTCTGCTAACTTTCGTAAAATCAAATGCGCACCTAGTTATATGGCTTGGGGAGAAGATAAAGCAGTTGTAGTCTGTGATTCATCACCAAATATTGGATATCAGTTTATCCCAGCACAAAGTAATAATACAAGTCAATTGACTTTCCAAATCAACGTCCCTCAAGGGGCTGGTCTATCTAAATTAATTATGTATAACATTCAAGGCACAGCTACTTTTGCCGGAACAGCCCCGGGGGGCAGTGATGTAGGAGATGGAGTTATTGTTGGATTAAGTGATTCTTGCATGGATCAAGTAATTCAGAATGAAGTAGTTAAAATGGGACAAATTCAGAATAATGTTAACAGATCTCTTATTGGTGTTGAATTAAAACGTGTTAATGTATCATCTGAACTTGATACTATATTTAGATCAGGATCTCCTGCTATGAAAGATTATGCAACATCATTTGCTCCATGGATAAATACAGTACGCAATGTATTATCTCCAGTTTATAATACACCTGTATCAGATCAATGCCCTTCACCTCGTTGTGTTGATATACAGATAACTGCAACAGATACTACATCTATAACAGTTGCCTTTAATGTTTGGTTTGCTTCAGCTGTATCTCCTTTCTGTGAATCATTTGCTGAATCGAATGCTATTCGTGGTCTTACTACTGTATTAAATACCCTTAATTTTGAATCATCACTTTTAAGAATGTTTAGTATATATGTTCCTGCTACTTATACTTTAACTGGTCTTACTTCAATTGCATTTGATAATTGCAATTTAGTATGTCGTTTCATTACACCATCACCATTTAGTCTTAAAAATTATAATCCATCTGATGATGTTTATAAGATTACACAATGTCAGACATGGGTTCAGCAAGTAGGTCTAACTGTTCCTGCTCGTACATCATCTTCACGATCAACAGGTGTTGCTAATCTAACACAAATCCAAGGTTCGGTTGTTCCCAGATTACTTTTAATTCTAGTACGTGAAATACAATCATTGCTTCCTCTTAATGGAGCTACTTCTCCAAGATGGTGGGCTCCTGTTGTATTAACTAATAATTTATCATGGAATAATGTTCCAATTTTACAGGGAGCTACAACTCGTGACCTATATCAAATGTCTGTTAAAAATGGTCTTTCTCAGACTACTTTTGAACAGTTTGAAGCACGCGATGTTACATATTCTGCAAATCCTTATACAGATGCTGGTAGCTATGTATTAGGTGGTTCACCTCTTGTCCTTAGTCCAAGAGAATTCAACATTGCCAATGGCGCAGTAAGTGGAACTTCAGCTCCATGGACTTTATCTGGTTCATTAACATTTGCTAATCCAACATATTCTAATATATCTAATCTTGAACTTGTTGTATGTGCTCTTTTTGATGGAACATTAACAGTCAATAACAATAATACTTCACTATCTCTTGGTCTTCTATCAGTTGATCAGGCTCTTGCTACATTAAGCAATGATCAAAAGCCAATAACTGATGTTGAATTAGCTGAAATGCAAGATGTTAAAAATAGAGGATATCTTGGTGGAAGTTTTTTTAGTAAAATAAAGAGTTTAGGAAGCAAAGCAATTGATTATGCTGCTACTCATCCTCAACAAGTATTAAGCGCTTTTAATAAAGCAAAGACATATTTTGGAAAAGGATATGAACCTGATGAAGAATTTATAGGAGGTGCTGTACTTGATACTAGTTCTCATGCAGTTGAATCAAAGCGTAATCTATCTCGTAAATATTTTAATAAACATTAAATAAATTATATACATAAATATTTAAATCTTTGTATTAATATATACATATGGATAGTACAAAAAAGTTAAGCGATTATTTAACTCTTTTAAAAAAAGATGATGATGATGCAAAAAAAAATATAGAGGGAGATAAAATTAGAAATAGACATAAAATATTAGCTGATTCTATATTAGAAGCTAATGTTGCAGATAAATTAAGACTTAAACAATCATCTTCACGTTTTTATTATGGAGGAGATATTACCCAAGATGAATTAGCAACATTGAATATGTCTGGTGATTTATTACCAAAAGGATTTGCTGATGATTCATCAGTTGCAGCAGTAGGAGCTTTAAGTGCTATTCCCGGGGATTTTGGAAAAGCAGCTTCTGCTGCTTCTAAAATAGCAACAAAAGTATTAGATATCGTTGCTCCTACTGATAAAAGATTAGGATCTGCCAGAGCTAAAGCACAAGGTATTGATATATTTGCAGATAATCAATATATAGTAAATAATAATTATCCTGAAGATGATCCGAGACGATATGAAATAGATTACGCGTTTCCTTATAATCCTAGCAATATAATACATATTGATAAAGATGACCAAACTCGCTATTTAGTATATCAGTTTTATGTTGCTAGACTTGGAAATAATATTCCAAAGTGGAGACCATTTTTAAGTAAATTTGAAAATGATTATTTGTTTCCAACAGATAGGGAAACTAATGATAAAATGACCGCTTTAACAAGACTTCATGGACATTAATTTTTTAAATCTTCTTCTGATGATATACTATTTGTTTTTGATTCCTTTGCTACTTTTATATTAACATTTTTGCTACAACAAGAAGATATAATGAACAGTCTTTTTAATCTTAACATAAACTCCATTAAACTATATATAAATATGAAAATATTTTTATTTCTATATATATATATACAACTATGAGTTTGAGAGAAATATTTAATAGCGGAGGAGTTTACAAAACAGTAAGTAGTTCTAATTGGAATAATATAGTTCAAGGAGGGGGAGGAAGTGGAGGAGTCATTACAAATACTGATAATAACTTAAATATATCACCAATTGAAGGAGGATATAATATTAATCTAGCAAGTGATATTCAAGTAACTAATACACTATCAGCTACTGTTTTATCAGGTCAATCAGTTGTAGGAGGTACAGTAATCTTGTCAGGAGGCAATGAATTAGCTAATGCTATTGATCTACCAACTGGATGGACAACAGGATCAATAGATATTGGTAAAGCTATTATTTCTAATGGTGATAATACTTCTAGTTGGTTAGATGTTGTATTAGGTATAACAAATAGCGATAATAATATTTCAATTACAGGGACAACAGCTAATCCAATCATCAATTTATCAAATACAATTAGTACCCCTATAATATCATCAACTCAATTATTAGATGTAAAAGGTCAATTAGAAGATGTAAATAATTCAGTTGGACAAGATGGTTATTTATTATCATCAACAGGTGATAATGTTGCTTGGATTGACAAAGCAACGATCTCGTTAACATCGAATAGTATATATGTTAACGATAATGTTAATTCAGTACAAAGCGCTATTGATATCGCAGGTAGCGGTGATAGTATATATATTTCATCGGGGTCTATTACAGGTAATATCACAATTAATAATTTATCTAATATATCGATAATTTCACCAAGTCAAAATTCTGGGGTGCTATGCGAACTACTGGGAGAATTGCAAATAACAGGATCATCTACAAATGTTAATATAGGTAATGTTCAATTTGATTCAGCTTCATCTATTATATCTGGTGCAGGTGGTCATAATCTACATAATGTTGTATGGCAAGGTACTTCATCAATACCAAATCAGATTCAAATTGATGCATGTGCAGGTAGTTTTATAACTTTCACTAATTGTGAGTTTGATCAATATTGCAATATAGTTGTACTACCTACATTCGCTGGTGTATGTTATTTTATTAATTGTGGTTTTAATGGAGCTATTTTTTCATTATTAAATAGTTCACCTCTACAGGTAATTTTTAATAATTGTGCTGGTTTCACATCATTTCCAACCACTACAAAGTCTACATATGTTGGATTGAACGTATTAACAAGTGGAGTTTCAAATATGACTAGTACTAATGTCACATGTAGTACAATTAATGGTGCTCCACCAGCAGGGGACGCTAGTTTATGGGCAAATTATCCAGCACTTACTGATATTAATACTAATGGATTTCTAATCAAAGGAGCTACCGGTAATTTCATTGACCTTAATACTGACTCTAATGTTCAGATTGGAGCTACTGGATCAGTCTCAATAAGATCTGCAAATGATCGTATTGATTTATATCCAGATACTTTTGTATATATTGATAAGGGTGTTCAAAGTTCTCAAATTACATGTACTACTAATTTAGGTTTATTAGGTACTATCACTGATGGTGATAATAGTGTTGGACTTGCTGGATATGTATTACAAAGTGGTGGACCTGGTGGTATTGTAACATGGATAGAGAATCCAGGTGGTATACCAGGACCAACTGGTCCTACAGGAAGTACAGGACCTACAGGAAGTACAGGAGATACAGGACCTCAAGGTGATACAGGACCAGTTGGTCCTACAGGAGATACAGGACCTCAAGGTGATACAGGACCAACTGGTCCTACAGGAGAACCCGGTCAAAATGGTACAAGCAGTGGATTAGTATTATATATGGATATTGGATCTACTACACCTCAAACTGGACAAGTACTAAATGGAACATTAAATTTTACACCAATCACTGGTACACAAGTAATTCAAACCATAACCGCGGATGCCTTTCCTAATTTCCCAACTACTATATTGACAACTCCTGCCGGAATATTAACCAGTACTACAATAAGTCCAGGATATTGGGATATGAATTTATATGCACAAAATAGTAATAGTACTGTTGGTAGCATTACTTATTATTTTAGCATTATTGAAGTAGCATCAGATGGTACTAGTATTATCGGTTTTATTGCTACAGGATCTTCATCCAGCGCTACAGCTATATTAAACGCGCAAGGAATATATACATATTCATTACTAGTACCATTATATGAATTAGAATCTCTATCTTCAAGAATTCAAATAATTGTGTATGCAAATTTTGCTGTAGCAGGATCAGATAAGACTTTAACCATCGAATATAGAAATAATACAGTCAGTCATATTCATACTACTTTAAGTGCTGCACAAAATTGGTCTATATATCCAGCTGTAAGCCCTATAACATCATTATCAAATACATTAATTTTAGAAGATACACATATTCAAATTAATTCTATACCATTAAATGGTACTATAGATTTATATGTAGGTGGTGAGCCTGGTGCTCCAGAAGGAGGTCAAATTTTTATTAACGATGTTAGTGTATTAGTAGGTGTACCTAATTACTCATGGACTTTTGATCAGAATGGTGATTTTTATTTACCATCTACTGGTGGTAATATTTATATGGGAGATTCAGGTAGTATAGTAGGAAATGCAGTTAATCCTGTAAATATAAATTCTAATACTCAAATATGGAGTTTTGATAGTACTGGATCTGATCCATCATTAATTCTTCCATATAATGCTAATATTACTACATCTGTTGCTAATAGTAATCTTAGTATTAATAGTAGTACTGGTATACTATTAACAGTTGATAATGGCAACAGTACAATAACATTAGATAGTACTGGTGAAGTACAAATTCCTAGTAATTTAATTATGAATAATGCTGATATAGAAGGAGTATCAAATATCTTTAGTACTGGAACTAATTTAGAGATTTTTAATACTGTAGGAGCTGAACGAGGCGCAGAGCTATTATTAAATAATGGTGATGGTACTGTTTCAATAATAACTAAAAATGGCGCCACTTCTAATACATGGAGTTTTGATCCTAATGCAAATTTAACATTACCATCAGGTGTTGGGAATGCTACTAATATTCAAACCTTAGCAGGAAGTACAGGAACTATTAATATTATAGCCTATAATGATAATGTAATTGGGACTGAAATTATTGTTGGCAATGATACATTATCATTAACAACTAATTCGGCTGCTAATATTTGGGAATTTGATAATAATGGTAATTTAACATTACCATCAGTTAATAATACAATAATTAGTACTCCTCAAGGAACAACAGGATCTATTGATATATATAATTATAATGGAAATACAAAAGGATCAGAAATAGTTATTAATAGTACATCAATAGAATTAAATACAGAAGGTGGAGCTTCAATAATTTACGATAATGCAAATGTATTAACATTTACTGACCCCGGGAATATTGATTTAGATGCAGGTTCTTTAATAAATGTATCTAATGTTGGTAATAATAAAGGATCTGGAGCTGTTTCTATACAATCAATATATCAACCAACTATACCATCAGAAGGTTGTAGTGTCAATGTTAATACAACTGATATAGAATTAAATGTAAATAATAGAGCTGTAACAACAACATTAAATGCTAATGGTGAATTAGCACTACCAACTCTTGTAATGAATTCTAATGCTGGCTTAGTGTTTCCGGATGGAACTAAGCAAGTCACAGCCTATAAACCAAACATACAAAATAGATTTACAGCAACTAACTTTCCATTATCTCAAGCAGGTCTTGCATGGGTTTCCATAAATTTTTTAGCTGCTGGGACAGCTCTAAATGGTGCTGCAGTTAATAATGCTGGAACAACATTAGGTTTCGTTCATCCAAATAATTATTATCTATTAAATATTAACTATGGAGGGACGATGACTACCTCATTGGTTACTCCGGGAATATCTCAAAGTCTACTTGGTTTATTACTAGAAGGTGGAGGAGCTTATGTATTAGGATATTCAACTAACGCAAGAGTTACTTATAGTGCGAATATTGCATTAAATTTTCCTTTTACTACTTCAGTAAGTGCTATTATTTATAGCGGAGATACAAGTGGAGGCACTCTAAAGGTTCAACAATGGGGTGATATTATTGTTAATAATAGTACAACAACGTTCACATTAACTCCATTACCATGGAGTCAAGGATAAACATGATTATTTATGGTAAAAAAATCCACTAAAATTTACTGAATTTTAAGTACATAAAATCCACTAAATTTTTTTTCCAAAAAAACATTAAAAAATAATGATTTTTTTGTATAAAAAATCCATTATTTTGAAAAGTATTTTCGGGAATTTTAATATACAATTTTTAGTGAATTAAATGTATTAAAAAGTGAGCCAAAATTTTCGGGAAAAAGGAAGACCCGATTTTAACGTATATG